ATCATGTCCATAGAGGCTAACAAGCAGCTTCACCTTGACAAGACGGTATCACAGGAAGAGAAGAAGGGCTATTGGGACAGGACGTTAGGCTCAGGACGTATCTATATGTTTGACCATTGGGGTTCTACGAGCGAGGACAACCTATTAGGCCGCATACGTTACATGGCTAAAGGCTTGGACTGCAAGTGGATAATTCTAGATCACCTCAGCATCGTGGTCAGCGATCAGGACAACGGTGACGAGCGTAAAGCTATCGACAGCATTATGACCAATTTGCGTAAGCTAGTACAAGAGACAGGTGTAGGGCTATTTTTAGTATCACACTTGCGTAGACCTAGCGGCTCAAAGGCACATGAAGATGGCGGTAAGATCAGCTTGGGAGAACTCAGAGGTTCAGCGGCAATCGCGCAACTTAGCGACATAGTTATTGGTTTAGAGCGAGATCAGCAACACGCAGACCCTGAGACACGTAACACAACCTGTGTGAGAGTGTTAAAAAATAGGTTCGTGGGCTTGACAGGACCGGCCTGTTACCTGTATTATGATAAGGAGTCTGGTAGAATGATAGAAACCAGTTGTCCAGTAGGTAATGAAACGGAGTTTTAATGAAAATAGTATTTGACATAGAGGCTAACGGTCTAACCCCTGATAAGGTGTGGTGTATCGTTGCTCACATTGTAGGCACTGAAGAGTTCTTTGAGTTTCACGGCTTCAGTTTATTTGACTTCAATGAGTGGCTTCTGGGCTTTGATGAAGACTGTGAAGTGATAGGCCATAATATAATTGGCTATGACATACCAGTGTTGGAGAGGTTATTAGGTACTGATTTTAGCAAGTGTAAGATTACGGACACCCTAGTCCTATCAAGACTAGCGAATCCCTCAAGGGACGGTGGACATTCTTTAGAGAGTTGGGGGCAGACACTAAACCAACCAAAAGGTGATTATAATGATTGGGATAATTTCTCGCATGATATGTTGGAGTATTGTGTACAGGATGTTAAAGTTAATACGTTGGTGTACAAGAGATTACTTTCTGACCTTAAGGGTTTTGAGCCTGAGTGCATTAATCTCGAGCATCAAGTACAGGGTATTATTTCAAAGCAAATTAAAACAGGTTGGCTCTTAGACCAAGAGAAGTGTTTTTTATTATTAGCAGAATTAAAGGAGAAAAAGTATGATCTCGAAGACAAAGTACATGAAGTTTTCAAACCGTTGCCTACATTCATCAAGAAGGTTACGCCAAAGATTAAGAAAGACGGTACGATCTCTGTTGTCGGACTCAAGTTCCTAGGAGAGCAATGGGATACAGCTATAGCACCATTTAGCCGCATAGACTTCCCAGTGTTTAATCTAGGCTCACGACAGCAGATAGGCAGACACCTACAGTACTACGGTTGGAAGCCTAATCAATTTACTGAGAAGGGGCAACCCATTGTTGATGAGGCAGTACTTAGAGATGTGACGGACATACCGGAAGCCGCATTGATAGGTCAGTACCTTATGCTACAGAAGCGTATAGCCCAGGTTCAGAGTTGGTTGGACGCAGTTAAGGATGACGATAGGGTTCATGGTTACGTAAATTCCAACGGTGCTGTGACAGGCCGCATGACCCATAGTAGTCCAAACATGGGACAGATTCCGGCAGTGTATTCACCTTACGGCAGAGAGTGCAGAGATGTGTGGACTGTGCCAGAGGGATACAAGTTGGTAGGTATGGATGCATCTCAGCTAGAGCTTAGAATGTTAGCACACTATATGAATGACGAGGGTTATACAAATGAAGTACTCAACGGAGATATTCACACGGCAAACCAGTTGGCTGCGGGCCTTGAAACTAGAGATCAAGCAAAGACTTTTATATACGCTTTCCTATATGGAGCAGGGGACGCAAAAATCGGAAGTATCGTTGGGGGAACTTCAGTTGATGGTAAACGACTTAAGGAAAAGTTCCTTGCAAATACGCCATCTCTTGGAAGATTACGAGAACGAGTTGGAATGGCATCTAGAAGAGGTTATGTTCTTGGATTGGATAAAAGAAGGGTCTATGTACGATCAGCACACGCGGCATTGAACACTTTGTTACAGTCAGCAGGTGCGATTGTAATGAAGAAAGCGTTGTGTTTACTTGACGAATATGCTATACTATGGGGTATAGACTATAACTTTATAGGGAACATACACGATGAAATCCAGACAGAGGTTAGAGAAGAGAAAGCAGAGGTTTTCGGAAGACTTGCCACAAGCTGTATGCAAGCCGCAGGACTCTACTACAAACTCAACTGCCCCCTTGAGGGTGATTACAAAGTCGGAAACACTTGGGCAGGCACCCACTAAAGGTAAGTACTACAAGGATAATAAGTCAGCGGTACAGGCAAGGGATGCCAAACGCATGTGGGTCAACGGTAAGGAAGTCAAGAAGACTCACCCCCTGTACAAAGCAGGACGCTACAAAGGGTTTGAGGAAGCGGCTTTTAGTTCCTTAGAGAACTACAAAACTAGTCCAGAGGGTCAGGTGTATATAATCACGAACCCTGCTTGGGAAGGTTGGGTAAAGGTAGGGATGGCAGTAGACGCTATGGATAGGATTAAGAATTACCAAACGTCCTCACCTTTTAGAGATTACAGTTTACTGTACGCTTATGAGGTAAATGATAGGAGAGCAGGGGAAGCTGCGGCACATGCAAGACTAGCCAAAGAGTGTGACAACATCAACGAGTGGTTCAGGTTGCCCCCTGCTATAGCTAACGAACTAATACTGGAAGTGATACGTGAATACTAAAACAACGGATAACGTAGTAGCTGACATATACGCACTGATGGAAAGCAAGGACGCTGACCCATCCGTCAATGTTGAAGAAGAGATAGAGAAGTTTGGAGAAGGTGTTAAGGCTCTAATGCGTACAGAGTTTGGTCGGAAGAAGCGAGAGGATAACCGCAAGCTACGCTTGTCTAATATTGGCCGCACTGACAAATACCTTTGGAATCACTTTAACGGTACGGAAGGTGAGAAGATTGAACCACACACTTACGTCAAGTTTATGTATGGTCACTTGATTGAAGAGATGTTGCTGTTCCTTACGCGCATGGCGGGACACTCAGTTACCGACGAGCAGAAAGTATGCAAGGTAGAGGGCGTGGTAGGCCACATGGACTGCAAGATTGACGGTATTGTGACCGATGTTAAGTCTGCCAGTAGTTTTGGGTTCAAGAAGTTTAAGGATGGCACACTGGCTTTTGACGATCCTTTTGGATACATAGATCAGATAAAAGCCTACGCTTATTCTTGCGGAGAGAGGAAGTTTGGTTGGTTAGCAATGGATAAAGCAAACGGTCACTTGACTTATCTTAAATATGACTTAGATGACACAGAAGCTCCGGTATATAAAGTCCTTAAAGAAGACATTACAGAGCGAGTAAAGTATGTAAAAAAGCTAGTAGAGCAAACAGAACCAAGCGCGTGGTGCTACGATCCTTTACCGGACGGCAAATCAGGAAACTTAAAGCTTGCTATTGGTTGCTCTTACTGTCAGTTCAAAGACCATTGTTATCCAAGTTTAAGGGCTTTCAATTACTCATACGGAAAAAAGTTCTTGGTAGAAGTTATTAAAGAACCGCGAGTTAGGGAGATAACGTATGACGAAACAGGCTTTTAGATCAGGACTTGAGAAGAAGCTATCAGAGAAGCTAGATGGGCATTACTTGTTTGAACCTTACGGTCTGCCCTACACGACACACAGAAAGTACCTACCGGACTTTGTACATGAAGATAAGGCAGTACTGATAGAATGCAAGGGTTTCTTTAGGGTAGGTGACACGCAGAAGTACAAGGCTATTAGAGACTCTATGCCTGAATGGGAGATTATCTTTGTCTTGTCCAACCCTCTCAAGAAAGTACGGAAGGGCGGTAAGCTTACAATGGGGGAGTGGTGTGAGAAGGAAGGCTTCAAACATTACACAATAGACACTTCAAAGGAAATGACAAAGTATATTAAAGGGAAGAAGCTGTCATGTCACTAACATTAGATGAACTTAAAGAGAAGATTATAGTAAACGCTGATGAGTTATTAGTCCTAGAATTACTGGACATAAGCACTAAAGATTTGCTAGAGGCTTTTGAACACAGGCTTATCAGAAACTTTGATGAGATAGCTGAAGAATTTAAAGACGAGGAAATGATTGATGAGACTTAATGATGCAACACCCTCTGAGTGGGATAGGTTACGTAAAGAACATCCTGCTGTTGAGAAAGACTCCATAGACTATAAGCCATACATCGACATGGCTATGCAAGAAGCACACGCCTATGACCACGAAGAAGCTATACGCACAGCTTTAAAAGATCTTGCAACTAAAATGCCTTCGCTTGAAGATGTAGTCAACAAGCCAAAGCATTACAATACTGGTAATATAGAATGCATTGAAGCCATTGAAGAGTCTATGTCTTCGGTAGCTTTCAAGGGTTATCTCAAGGGTAACTGTATGAAATACCTTTGGCGCTATGATTACAAAGGCAAGCAGGTAGAAGACTTACAAAAAGCTATGTGGTATCTAGCATTATTAACAGACAAAGTAACCAAGGAGAATAATTGATGGATCAGTATCAACAGTTTATACACAAGAGCCGCTACGCACGTTGGATGCCAGAAGAAATGCGTAGAGAAACATGGCACGAAACAGTTAACAGATATGTAGACTTCTGGAAAGATCGTGGACAGATAGATGAGAAGATAGCCTTAGAGTTGTTTAATGCAATACATAACCTAGAAGTCATGCCCTCTATGCGATGTATGATGACAGCAGGTGTAGCACTGGACAAAGACAACGTAGCAGGATTTAACTGTAGTTACCTACACATTGATTCTCCGCGATCCTTTGACGAGTTGATGTATGTTCTTATGTGTGGTACAGGTGTAGGCTTTAGTGTTGAGCGTAACTTTATCAACAAACTTCCAGAAGTTGCTGAGAGTTTCCACGATACTGACAGCGTTATCATGGTGAGCGACAGCAAGATTGGTTGGGCATCAGCCTTCCGCGAGTTGATTGCTATGCTCTATGCAGGTAAGATTCCTAAGTGGGATGTTAGTCGAGTGCGCGGTGCAGGTGAGAGACTAAAGACCTTTGGTGGTCGAGCTTCTGGCCCTGATCCTTTAGTAGACTTGTTTAACTTTTGTATTACAGTGTTCCAAAAAGCATCAGGACGTAAGCTAACCTCCATTGAGTGTCACGACATTGTGTGTAAGATTGCAGACATCGTAGTCGTAGGGGGTGTTAGACGATCAGCACTCATTAGCCTATCTAATCTTTCAGATCAACGTATGGCTAAAGCTAAGTCAGGTGATTGGTGGAGACATGAAGGTCAACGTGCATTGGCTAACAACAGCGTAGCGTACACAGAGAAGCCTGACTTCTCCGCTTTCTTGTCTGAGATGCAGACTATGTATGAGAGTAAAGCAGGTGAGCGTGGTATCTTTAGCCGTGTAGCGGCACAGAAGATTGCCGCACGTAATGGACGTAGGGATGCAGAGCAGGACTTCGGGACAAATCCCTGTTCGGAGATAATTTTACGATCTAACCAGTTTTGCAACCTTAGTGAGATTGTTGTCCGGTCAAGTGATAACCTTGAAAGTCTTAAAGAGAAATGTCGTATTGCGGCTATCATTGGTACGCTTCAAGCAACACTTACTGACTTCCGTTACTTGCGTAATGTGTGGAAGAAGAACACAGAAGAAGAAGCATTGCTTGGTGTGAGCATGACAGGAATTATGGATCATAGCGTCATTGGAAAATCTACAGATAAGACAGCCGAATGGCTAGAGGAAATAAAAAATGTGGCTATTAAAACTAATGAGGAATGGGCTAAGAAGCTTGGAATTAATCAGTCTACAGCTATTACTGCTGTTAAGCCAAGCGGTACTGTATCTCAGCTTGTTGATAGTGCCTCTGGTATTCACCCTCGTTTTTCTAAGCACTATGTCAGAAGAGTACGCTCAGACAAAAAAGATCCGCTTGCAGTCTTTATGGAAGCCCAAGGATTCCCAGTAGAGCAAGATGTTATGTCGCCCTCTTCGTCTGTCTTTAGCTTCCCTGTGAAAGCGCCTAAAGGTAGCGTAACAGTAAAAGAAGTAGGCGCTATGCAACAGCTAGAGCTTTGGAAAGCTTATCAGAATCACTGGTGTGAGCATAAGCCAAGCATCACTGTATACTATACTGACAGCGAGTTCTTGCAAGTAGCTCAGTGGATATGGGACAACTTTGATCTTTGTAGTGGTATTAGTTTGTTGCCAGTTAGTGACCATGTTTATCAGCAAGCTCCGTATGAGGACATCAATGCTGATGAATATAAAAGACTACTAGCAGAGATGCCAAAAGGTGTAGATTGGAATGACCTTGTTCACTTTGAACAAGAGGATAATACAACAGGCAGTCAAGAGTTAGCCTGTGTGGGTGGTGCATGTGAAATAGTGTAGCGTATTTGTTTCTTATAGTTTACAATGTATACTGTAGTATACAAAAGCCCCCTAGGGAGACCTAAGGGGCTTTTTTTATTCTTCGTCTTTAGAAGTAGCAGCCGCTATTCCGGCTCCAGTTAGCATACCTGCTCCCCCTAATTTAGCCGCACGACCTGCTACTTTTCTTTGGTCATCTAAAGTTACTCTTATGTCAGCCTCGTTTATCCCTCTCCTAACAAACTGTCTTCCTGTCTCTGAAGGTCGTTTGTTTACATTTAAGATACCTTCAACATTTTTATTTGCTTCGTTGATAGCAGTTGTGTTACCTTTATATCTTGTAGAGTCAGCAAGTCCTGCTCCTTTACCATAAGTTCCTTTAACATAATCTATAGACACTATGGGTTGGGCAGTTATTATGTTATCACCACCTAAAGGGTTCAGTCCTCCAATATCGTGTTTATCTGAAATACCTACGTAAGCTCTTTGTTTTACAGGGTCAACAGATATAAAAGCATTAGCACCTCCTAATTCTTTTTGTGAAGACCTATAAGCTTGTTGCGTTGTAAGAAAACTGTCTTTAGGTACTTTTTTAATATCAGCTATTTTGTCGTTACTGAGTATATTACCTGCGTCATCTTTTACTGCAGCTACTCTCATACCTGTAGATTTTTTTAATGGTATTTTATTAAAAGCAGCAAGAGCTTTTTTCTCAGACGCACCTAAAACTTTACCTATTGATTCTTTGTGTCTAGCCCTTAGTAAAATACCAATGGCTTGTGTAGGTGCTTCAAAATCTTTTTTAAAGTATTTTCTAAAAGTAGCTACATCAATTGCGCCAGAAACCTGTAAAAATTCTACTGTTTGTTCAGGAGTTAAAGATTCTGTTTTAACAGCGTTTAAATACATTTTTCGGGCATTACCCTGTAAACTTTTAATAACATTAGCAGCTACTGATGCTTGTCCAGAGGCTTCTTGGCTCCCAACACGCGCAGGGTTTTTAATGCTTACTGTTCCTTTACTCCCCACCTGTGCTTGTATGTGCCTAGCAAAACGCTCAGATACTTTATCAGGTACAGGGTTAGGAGTATTAGCCCTGACAAACCTATTACCTACTGCTTCTGCTATATCACCTGTGCTATTCGCATCTATACCTTCAGCTAAGTATGTTTTTTTAGAAATAGGACTAAGCAAAGACGTATCTTTACGCATTTGTCTACCCATTAACTCTGCTGTCTCAGTAGCTCCTTCAGCACCCTCCATAATCTCCATAGCTTTTTGTTTAGGAAAGCCAGTTACTCTTTCAAAAGCAGCATCTTTTGGATTTAGTTTGCTTTTAACAGTGTTAAACAAAGATGTAGACGCTTCACCTCCTACAGATAAACCAGTAAGACCTTTAGTGTAATAAGGAAGACCTGCGCCTTTCACTTTACCACTAGCTGTTGGTATTTGCTTATCTGTCGCTATTCCCATAGCTTTTTGAACTCGCGGCATTTTATCTAAAACATCACCAACAACACCTCCCCTAACATTTGTAGGCATATTAAAAGCTGTGTCATTTATTAAATTTTTACCGCTTTTAATCATACTTTTAGCAACTCTAGGGCCATAACCTAATGCTAAGGGTAGACCACCTGCTAACCCTAGCATACCCATTCCTATATTACCTTTACTAAAGTCTTCAACACCTTCTTTAATTGATTTAATTTCACCAACAACAGGAGTAAAATCAGCACCTGTATTAAGGGACTGTAAACCCAGTTTTCTTTTTTGTTCAGGAGTTGTATTTAACCCTACCTGACCCATAGGTGTAGGCATTGCCCACCAAGAAGGTAACTCATCTTTATCTAAAGCATCACTCATCTATAGTACCCTCATCATCAGCACCTTCAGGAGCCGTGGGCAGTTTCATCACCTCTACTAGCATAGCACGATCAGTTTGCAAAGCTTTACGCATGTCATTTCCAAGGCTTTTCTTAGCTAAGACATCATCTACCTGTCTTAAGGCCGCTGAGAGGCTTCTACGTAAGGCAGGACTAACGCTACCACGATACACTGCATAACCTATAGTTCCTGTAGCCGCAAGTCCTGTTAAGGCAGGTAAAGCACCAACAAAAGCAGCACCGCCTAACACAGAAGCAGCTATACTTACGTTAGCTATTTTACCTAACGGAGTTTTAGGTAATGACACATCAAGAGTTTTCCCCACGTTCTGTGCAGTACGGCCTATTTTAGTGTCAGCTTCTTGGGCTGCTTTAGGCAACACACGGTCTTTAGTTCTTAAAAGTAAGTGTTGTCTGCGTAGCTTCTCTAAAACTTTAGTGTTGGGTACAGCTTCCGCTACTTTCTCATTAAGGAAGTCTCTAATAGATCGTTGAGCTACGGTATAAGCATTCTCATTTCCGTCAAACGATGACTTACCGTTGGACTTTACCCAATCATCTAGTTGTCGCCTAACGTCCATAACACTAGACGGAGAACCATCAGACTTTTTTAATAAATCTAACGCTTTATTATATATTCTTTCAGCAACTTTACCTGCATCTCCAACAAGAACAGGGTTGTCTTTTAAGTCTAACTCAACACGTTTTTTTAATTCTGAATTTAACTCTGCTTTATTAAATTTAAACTTAGATTTACCCAATAGCTTGTTTAAACTGTTGTGTGTTTTGTTTACTTCTTTTTCTAAAGTTTCTCTTATTGCGACAAACGACTTGTCAGAGTTTATATCCTCAATACCTTGCAGTACGTTAACCATCTCAGTTTCAGTTTCTGTAGGAACATAAGAGTTTCGACCCTTCTCATCCTGAGTCATTCGTCCTGCTCTTTTGAGATCATTAGCAGGTGTTTGAATAGGTTCAATAACTGTATTTAAGTAATCTCTTCTTTTTCCTGATTCTAAATGTATTGCTCTTGCGTACTGTTCGTCAGCAACCGTCCGTATAAGTGACGTATCCCTAACAGGTTTTCTTTTTAATGGTGGAGCAAACAACTCAGCAGTGTTAAACACACCTTCCATTGCTCTACCGGAACGAGGGTTGGCATCTTTCCATTCCATGTAAGAAGTAAAGCCCGACTTAACTGCCTCTAGCCCTGCACTTATTAAAGGGTTTTCTGCAACAACCCTCGCTGTTTCAGACAGACTATCAACTATTTTCTTTTCAACAGTATCAGGTATCATGTCGCTATACTGCATAGCTGAAAGTTTAACGCCTTGTCCTAGTAGGTCTAAGCCTGTACCTAATAAACCACGCTTAGAAGCACCAAAAGCAAAGACTTTCTCAGGATTAGCGGGATCATCAAACTCTTGACCTAGTTCTTTTGCAAACACAGGTACATCAGAAATAGTCTCACCCATAGCTCCAAAAGTTTTATTATAGTTTTCACCGGAAGTAAAAGCAGCGGGGTCGTACCCTTCTACTGGAGCAGAGGCTTCTAAAGTATCTAACATACCCACAAGCTCATTAACAGCGGCCATGTCTTGCGCTGCATCTGCTTGAGCTAAAGCAGCAGTTAGTTGTTCTTTTGTATAATCCATGTTTATTCCCTATTGAGGCAGATATTTTGCAGCGTTTGGAGGAGTAGAGTATCCTTCCCTCTCAGGTAATGGAATATAATAACTTTCAGCTAATTCTGGAGATAACCCTCCTTTACCTATTGCAACAGACCTTTCAAGTGCTGTGTTACTTTTTGTTATTAAATCACGTGCATATTTTTCTTCTAATCTAAGCAAAGTACGTAAAGCTGTTTCGTCCATGCTTATGTCTCTTAAAGCAATCTTAGAAGCTACCTCTCTATCTGAGTCCGAAAGTCCAGAACCTGCTCCAAAAGCTGGCATAATTTTCATTAACTGTTCTGCTCTAAGTATTAAATATTGTTCAGTAGCTGCAACATTATCCATATCTTTAGGAACCATTCCTACCTCTTTAGCTACGCGAGCTACGTTAAGAAAAAACTCAGCACCAAAGCCTGTCTTAATGCCTCCGTCTCTATCTAACAAAGCTATAGACTCTTTATTAGTTCTTAGTATTTCTTCTGCGGAACGAGCTTTTTCATTAAGCTCTAAAAAGTTGTTAGCAGCACCTTCAGTTAAAGCTTTAGCATAAGCATTAGATTCTGATAACTGTTTAGTAACTTGAGGAGCTTGTGTTAGACCTAACTCAGAAGGGTTGACCCACTTACTAACAGTCGAGTCCCAAACTTTACCTGCTTCATTAATACGAAAAGGCTTAGATATAGTTTTTCCTTTTATAGTCTGTTGGAAAACCTTAAGGCTAGCTTTCTCACCTTTCATCTGCTCCAGGAATAGAGTATCTGAAATGTCATCATAATCACCCTTTTTAATTGCATCATAAATAGGCTGTCCTGCGCCCTTAGACTGAGCAACTGCTATTTTACCTTTTCTACCTTGCTTACTAATAATAGAACGTTCTTCAGCTTCTAAGACTTGTTTAGTAGCTATTTCTATATCACCACCTCCCCTCAACATCTCTGCTGTTTCAGGTAGTTTAAGTTTAGTTGCCTGTGCAATTAACTGCTCTCGTTGCTTACCTGCTTGTTCTAGTTGTTGTGCTTGAGCAATACTTTTAGCTGCCGCTACTGGATCATTACGAAGCTGTTGTAGTTTAGCTAGTTTTTTTAAACCTGTAACAGTACCTAAGTCTAAATTAGCCATTTCTTGTTCAGGAGTAGTTCTACCAAACGCAGATTGCAAGTTTTGCCCTTGCCGTGCGCCAAAAGCCATACGCCATTGATCTGAACTCATGTTTGGGTTGGGTTTTTGTGCAGAGCTAATACCTGTAAGTAATCCTGCTATGTCTCTATTTGCCATTCTATTAGTCCTTAAAATGAAGCTAAAAATTTATCAATCCAACTGTCACTATCTTCACTACCAGAAGCCCCTAATAGAGCATTAATAGCACTTTCACCTTGCTGTAGTTGTAATCTGTTAGCTAAGTCTTCAGCACTTAAGCGTCCTTCTAGTCCTGCTACATTAAGCTGTGAACCAAGTTCAACACCAGTTCTACGACCAATGTCTGCAAATCCGGCAGGTATTTTACTACCCGACAACATAGACAAAGCTTGCTGTTGAGGCATGTAACCGGCATTCATCATGTTAACTACGTTGGTTAAGTCTTGTCCCTGTAGCTGTGCAGGTAACTGAGCCGCTTGATTACCTAAACCAAACAAGCCAGAACCTAAATTAAAGCTTCCTGATTGTAATGCTTGTTGTTGTAAAGCAGCATTCTGATCTGCACCTTGTAAGCTCATTAAGTTGTTTAGCTGCTGTTGTGACATCTGCTGTCCGGCTGACTGACCTGCTAGTCCTACGTTAGCTAGTGAAGACCCACGACTGATACCGGCAGTCTCTAGGTCTGACCCTAGTCCTGCAAGTCCAGAGGTTAATCCTGTCAAGCTTTGAGCATTAGCCATTGCTTGCTGTTGTTCGGACATAGCCTGTTGACGAGCCATAAGTGCCGCAGAGTTACCTGCTTCTGCTTGTGCCTTAGCCATAGCTAGTTGCTCAGGAGTGCCTCCATAAGCGTCTGTGCTTATCCCTGCGCGTCCTTGGCCTAAGAGTTGCTCCTGTAGCCTTATTGATGCTCTTTCTTCTTCAGGACGCTGTGTGGCTCTTATAGACTCATATATGTCAGACTGTCGTTGCTCAGGTGAGGATAAGAGTCCTTGACCTGCTTGTAAAGCAAGATTACCGTATTGTTGACGCAAAGCTTGAACATCAGCAGGTTGTCCGGCAGCACCAAACTGAGCCATTGCACCCCCAAGCCCTGCTTGAGTAAGTCCTTCCATCCCAGTAGGTTGTCCGTACTGTCCTAGCTGCTGACCAAATATACCACCAATAGCACCACGTTGGGCTGCTAAAGAAGGATCATAGCTAGTTGCTTGTCCTAACTGCTGACCTACTTGACCATAGGCTTGTTGCCCTATCTGTCCTACTAACGGATTATATTGACCGCCTAGGTTTCCAGATAACCCCTGTGCGCCTCCTAGTAGACCGCTTTGCAACGCTTGCTGCTCTGGGCTTAGATTAATATCAAAGCCACCTTCAGCAGTAGTACCTACATTAGCTAAACCGCTAGTCACAGTGTAGGGCTTAAACTGAGAACCTTCTTGAGCAGCGGTAGCCAAAGCTGCTGCACCTTCTTGGGTTTCTGTTCCTAACAGTTTTGCAGCGTCAATGTTTTCTGACCCTAAGTAGTAAGAAGCCCCTGCCCCTAATAAATCTGAAATATTATATTTGTCAAAGAACCCCATTAGTATGCTCCTCCAGTAATTGTATTAGCCGTTAATGTGCCTGTAACAGTTACTGTAGGGGCTGTGACTGTTCCTGTAAATGTTGGTTCAGCTATGTTGGCTTTAGTAGCACTAGCTATGGCAATGTTATTAAATTCTGTGTCAATTTCAGCACCTTTAACAATCTTGTTCGCATTACCCGAACTGAGAGAGTCTTTAGTCGCAAAGTTAGTAGTCTTTGTATAGTTGGACATTAAATGAGTCTCCCTAGTAGAGCGTGTATGTCAATTTTTTGAATAGAAAAGGCTGAACCATTAAGTTCAGATTCAATACCAATGGTAACTACTTCACCACTACCACTAGTATTTACTCTTGGAGTATTAATAATAGCAGAGGCTGTATATTCTGCTGTAGTGTTGTATTCCGAAACACCGTACTCCGCAGCATTAACAGAACCTAATAAAGTAAAAACTTGCTTAGTGAAGTTGCTAGAGTAATCATAACCCCAGTTTAAAGTAGAGTTAGTATTCTGACCACCAATAACAGTAATGTTAAACTTCTTTAAAAACTTTAAGTTAGAAGAGTTACCAAAGTCCATTGGATTACTAAAGTAACGCATCTGATACTTATTTG